CCATCGTTGTGGTGGATGTCGCCACCGTGATACTGCCAGCGCCAGCGCATCGACACAATCATCGTGCGCCCCGTCTGGTGCAGAATAGCGCGTGCCGGTTCGCGTATAAAGAAATTCAAACTGATCAAGCTCACTGGTGATCGCTCCCGGTGGGAACTTGATCGCCCCTTGCTGGATCGCCACGGCCAGCCCCTCAAATAGCTGCTGCTTGGAACTGCTACTAAATTTCATGCCCTCGAAGTTGCGCCCCGTATACGATGCGCCATCGTCCTTCCACGGCTGTTGCAACGCCTCAAGAACGGGGTCGCCCACGCCGGTACTGTCAACGAGCGCCGCCACGTTACTCGTCTCACGCCGCACCGTATCAATTGTCTCCATCCAAGGACGCTGGAATCGTCGCAGGCGGCAGACCGCGCCATGCTCATCGAGGCCGATGCCTACCGTCCAGTCAACCGATTTCGCCAGGTCCCAGCCCCAGGCTATCGGCTCACCATCACCGTCCCAGGTTGTCCACACCTGGTCGGTGTCGAGCGCACAGCGTGCGATATATTCAAGGCCGAACGGGTTGCCGCTGTCGTCTGCTGGCTCCGCGTAATAGAGTTCGCGGAAGATGTCCTCTGGCATTTGGCGGCGCGCTTCTTCGATCTCGCCTTGGGCTACTACACCAGCGGCAATAGCATCGTCGGCTGTGAGCTTGCTATAGGCCCACAGCGGCTCGCCGCCCTCGGCAAGACGGGCCAGTTGGTATGCCCAGTTCCTGCGCCCCTTGACGTTGCCGATAATCCGCACGGGGCCACGGGTCGCGGTTAGGGTCGAGCGTATGGCGTGCCATGCCTCCTGGCGCATCCTGGTGGCCTCATCCAGCACCGCCGCATACACATCTTCCCCGTACAGATTGTCCGGTTTCTCGGCTGACCGGAAACTGACGATAGCCCCGTTCAAAAGCGTGATGGTCATCTCGGATTCGTTGGCCTGAAATAGATAGTGCGGCAACCCACGTTTCATCCGCCTGAACGCGATGCGTGCCTGTGGATAAACTGGCGACACCCACCAGAACGCCTGCCCCCGGTGACCGGCCAGGGCTTGCTCGATGATCCAGGCTATACATGCCACGGTTTTACCGCACTTAGTTGAGCCTTCGATTATCCCGTATCGCTCGGGACAGAAGATCGCGCTAAGTTGTTTCCGGTATAGGTTTGGTCGCCGGTAGGCTATCGGCTCCTTCGTAGCTAGCACTAGCTGCCTCGATACTGAATGTGACTTCGCCCTGCTGCAATTGGATGCTGCGCTGGTCGATACTGATCAGCGGCTTGTCGGGAATGACCCCGTTGATTTCGGATATGCGGTGCATGATTTGTAACACCATCTTCGTCGCGTGTTCGTCCCCTGCCACGGCGGGCTGCCACCATCGTTGCAGTAGGGTGGTGTAACGCTCCATCTGTAAGCCCCGGATTTCATCGGCGACGTTGGCATATTTCTCGGCCAGTTCCCGCAATACCCGCTTGATGTCCCGATGCACCAAGGCGCGATCCACCGCCAGCACCTCGGCGATTTGACGCTCAGTTGCGCCGCCCTTGTATAGCTCCAGCATCTGGTAACGCCGCGTCTCGGCGTTGACCCTGGCCTGGGGCGTTGGGCTTGCGTGCGGGTGTCGCGCTTTAGCCGGCGCCATCCAGCACTCCCTTCAACTGCATCGCGACCTCAGCCCGTGGCAGTCGGCCATCTATGGCGGTCACGTGCGGTTCAAATTGTGCGACCAGCCGTCGCACCTTTGTCATGCGCCCCATCAGCCAGCTTTCTTCAAACCGTGACCCGCGCCGCCACGCCCTACGGCGGCTCACTAGCTCTGGCACGTCGATATAGACCACGCGCAACTGGCATCCAGCGGCCAGGGCCGCGTTGAAGAATTTGGCGTTTGCCAGCCGGTCCCCCTCGGCTGCTATGGCCCCCCTGAACGTCTCCATCCATTTGATGACTGTGGGTTGTACGTTTAAGGCCAGCCCGTCGGTCCCTGGGTATTGCTCGCGGTTGGCCCCCAGATGCGCCAAGCCCGCGCCATATCTGGTATGCGCGAACGGTTTGGTGATGTACGCGCTAGGGCTATCAGGCATCGCCGCAGCCATTGCCGTTGACTTCCCGCTGCCGGGGAAGCCGATAACATATGTCAGCTGCCTCACGGATAAGCTCCCCACTTCTGCGGTTGCTCATTACACCATGCCTCAACTCGCGGGATTCTCCCAAAATTCTTGAGAGATTTGTTCCAGCTAGCATCGTAGGCCGAAGCTCGATTTACATATCCACTATTTTCAAAGAGTAAGCTGGCCGGCATGACGGCCCGCCGGCCCTCCAGATACTTGTCCCATAGCCATGCGTATTCAGGCCAGTCTTCTTTCATCAGCATAGTTTCGGCGTATTGCTCGTCTATGTAACATCCTCCGTATCTCGATCCCATGTGCTGCCGCTTGTAATTACAGCAGGCGGTCTCAAGACTGAAGAACCCGACGTTGTCCTCGTAATCCAACCCCTCAATGTAATCCCTCGCAGACTGCTCCAACATCCGGCACTCGCTCCTCGTAACAACCCCGTCCGCCAAGTCATCCCTGCCGATGCAAAACGCCCACCCTGCGCGATGGCTCTTGCCGCCCTTAAACTCCATCGACGGCGGCAGGATGGGTGCGCTGATGAATCTGCTAAGGGCTTCGGAGAAGCACCAGTGGCCCATGCGACCCCAGTGGAACCATGCCCGCTCGCACCGTCGTTTAAGCATGACGTAGTTCACTTGCCAATCGTCGCTCGTGAAACAGGACGCTACGAATTGACCCAAAGTGCCGTAGGGCTTGAGCGACTCTCCCACCGAAGCGAGAAACCGCTCAAACACTATCTTGCGGTACCTGCAATCTGGGGAGAATAGCAACCTGGACTTGTATTGCTGGAAGAACTCGATGACAGGCTGGACATCCGAAGTCATGACCGGGAACCGATCTGCGAACATGGACTCGCATGGCCCCGCATAGGTGGCCCCGTGGAACAGGCCCATGACGCAGCGTTTCTCGTAATCAAATCCCATATCATTCGCCACCCAGGTCTCCACCGAGATGTCTGGTGAGTAGTCGTTGGTCAAGCAGTGGAACCGGTAGAAGGCATCAAACCCCGCTTGCCGATTCTCCTCCAGCCGGTAGTCGATGCGATTATTCATTCGGCGCTCACAGCTTGTATTTGTCCCGGCCCAGGGCGAATACAGGCTCGCGGATTTCAGCGCCTATGTAGCCGCGCTCAAGCCCTCGCGCCGCAACCAACGTCGTGCCTATCCCGGCGAATGGGTCATACACAACGTCGCCAACATCGGTGAAGTTCGCTATGCATCTCTCGGGTATTTCCACAGGCTGGCCCACCACCTCTCCATCCACCGTGATCTCCCTCTCAAATGGCCCCCAAACATCCGGGCCGAAAGTTTGGTAGAGCTTATCCCTCTGCATATTGAACTTGCCATGCCTCCCCGGATGTTGAAACGTGAGGACATGAATGACGTTAGAGGAATACAGGTTCACCTTGGCCGATTTGAGGGCATATTTCGCCGAGCGCAGATAATATCCGAACCGGAACATCGCCCCTACCAGGTAGAAGTTCTTGGGCAGTATCCTGGAATTGTGTCGCCGATCAGCCGTGAACGCTACCGTTATCGTGCCAAGCGACGGCTTCAACAACGGTATCAACAGGTTGAGGAATTTGAACTGGTAGGTCTCCGGATGCTTTGTATCGACCCCGGTGGAGCCTAACGCCCTCGCCACATTGTCTGCGTCCTCATAATCCGGTGGCCCCAAATACACGTAGTCGTATTCCTCCGTCGCCATCTTTTCCAGGCAATTGATGTTTTCGTACCGGGCGACGGTCTTCAAAGCGTCATAGGGTTGGGCCGGAACTCAATCCGGCCAATGCCTTCGTTTTGTGCGCTAGGGCCTTGGCTTGCTCGGCGGCTGCACTGCCGCACACTAGCAATCGGGTCCGGTAATACAGCACCAGGGATATGCGCTCGGCGTCCTCCGACTCCAGTTCAAGGGCCGTGTTGCCGTGCCACTGGTGAGCATCCATCAGCAGCAGGTCGCCGTCCTGCATGTCCACCGCGATACGCCACTCCGGCAGGGTTAGATGCCCACCGGAGTATTGGCCCCTGCGCCAAACGGCCAGACACGAGAAGCCCTCATCTAGATCGCCCTTATCCACATGCACGCCGGTGGGGTATGTATTGTTGACGGTCATCGTGGTGAACGGCGTATCGGCCACGCGCCAATCAGGATGCGTGCGCTCGGCCTGGGCCATCTGTGCGGCATAACGTGCAGGCACATAGGTTTCCATCTGCGCGGCTATGTGCTGGAACACCGGGTACAGGGCGCGGAACTGCTCGGTGTTCTTGCCCGTCCACACCGTTTCGCGGCAATAGGGAGTGCGCCCGCCGACTGGATCGAAGTTGCCGATGATGGTGCTGACGACCCGGTTCGCCCGGAGAGTTCGATGCACCTTCATCAATCGGGAGCCGCTCGCAGGCCCCCGGTTCATCGTGATTGCTCGGATTTCATGAAGCACGGGGTAGTGCGTGTTGCCCATGTCCGGCGGGATCGCCCCCGGAAGGTAGATCGCCAGCGGTTGCCCACCGGGAGCTACAACCCTGGTCGGGCCGGTCAGCAACACGTCGTAGTCATCAGTGGTGACGATCTTGCCCACCTTGCGGTCTAGCTCGGCCTTCGGTGTGCGGCTCCGAACCCTAAGCTCAGTCAGTTGCATCGGTAGCCACGTTAGGGCCAGAGGCCGAGCCACCCCTGAGAACAAATTCCAAGGCGTCATACACCACGTCAGGCAAGGTATCCAGGTTTCTCGCCTCGCCTATCGTGAACGCCATTTCCATAACCTGCCCATACCGCTCTTCATCGAAATGTAAGACCAGGGCTTTCAGGTGGTCCATCGACGTATCGCCCTCATGCTTCAGCAGCCACTCGTCCGGTTCAAGATATTCAGCCTGGGTTTCCTGTTCCAGGAGCGTGGTTGCGTTGAACCCGTAACTATCACCGATATCTTCTAGTAGCGCCTGTATGGATGCGTCAGGCTCCTCTATGCCGCCCAGCAGCTTGACCAACTGGCCCACATCCGGCTCGGCCAGTGCAGCCAGCGGGTCCAGCGTTGCCAGAACCTCATCGGCCTCGGCTTCGGTCAGGTCGGTGACCAGCACCGGCACGATAGCGTCGGGCGTGATTTCGGCTCGCAGGTGTCCGTCAATTAGCATCAGACCGGCGTCGGTCTCACGCGCAATGACCGCGTCCGCGTAGCCGACACGTTCCAACATGGCCCGTAATCCGTCCTGCTGGGCTTCGGGGTGGACGCGCCAGTTCTTCGGGTTGGGAATCAGTTCGCCGGCTGGCACCCGGCGTAGTTCTTTGATGCGATCCCGAACATCCATGTGCTGACTCCCTATTCGCTGATACTGGGATGAGTCTAGCGTTACGGGGTGAACACGTCACCCGCCATAAGAAAAGCCCCCCCCGGTTTCCCGGGAGGGGCAAGGCCGTGTTCTCGGCCGGGGCATCAGCCCCTAAGGTGGTTAGCTAGCTTCGCGGATCAACTCCAGCTTTTCCGCGACGGTTAGGCTGTCGAACTCGTCCTCGGTCATGGTCCCGTCCGGGTCCATGTACTCCATCCACTGCTCGAAGTCGGTGGCGATACCTGCGACGGTGATGCGCTTAGGCGCACCTCGAATCGGCTAGTTGCGTCAGGCATTCGCTCCATTCTGCGATGGTCCTCAGACTGGGAATCAATCCAGCATTTTGCGGGATCGGTTTGTCTTCACTGGACGCTAGGAGAGTTATGAAGCCCTGATCATCGTTTTCGATTATCACCTGCTCGCCACTCCGAAGTGTAACCAGATCGTAAACGTCCACGTCTCCCTCAGAGCCTAAGTCCCATTGCATATCCTGCATGCCGTCCAGGACTATTTCATAGGCCTCTTGCGCCTTGGCAATATCTATTCCGGCATTGCCCTCGAATTTGCCTACTTCGATTTGCATTCGGTTCCTCCT